CAAGAAGAACCCAAGCGTTTCTTCCTTCAGTTCCGAAACGAGATTTTGCAACCTTTACTCTGATAATCTTGTAAGAATTACCAAGAGATGTTTCATTTCTTCGTTTCCTTTCTTCTTTTGATTCCGCTTCAGAAATTTCATCTGAATCAGCCATTGAAGAAAGTTGCAAACTACAAGAAGGATTATAAATAACTGACTGTCCACCAGCAACAACCCAAGGATCATACTGATTGTTCAAGTTTGTATAAACCTTAGAAGCTAACAATACAGTTGCGTCAATTTCGTGCAAGTCATTATCAAGTCCAAAAAGATTATTAAGAAGTTTGTTAGTTCTTCCCATATCTTCTGTTCCGTCTACTGCCTGCTTGAAAGACTTAATGTTTGAAATAGAGTCTACAATAATAAGAATCTTTTCTTTTGACTTGCCATACTTCATAGCATAAACAAATCTTTTCAAGAATGTAATAAGACCAATCTTATAAATGTACTCGTCTGTTTCAGTCTTGTTTGGTGCTGGGAAATCTTTATCAGTAACAGTTTCCTTTTTTCCAGTCTTTTTGTTTACTCTGAATGAATCAAGAGTTGTAATTGTATCAACATATCTTGTTTTTTCAAGTGGAGCATCCAAGAACTTATAAAGTCCATATCCATTTCCACCACCTTCTGAATCTATCAGAAGAATTCTATCAAACTGATCAAAATCTATTTTTTCCCAATTTTTTGCTTTTGAAGCAATTGCAGGGAACATTGATTTACCTACACCTGACAAACCGAAAAGGTTAGAAATTCTACCACCTGGGTATCCACCCTTAAATTTTTTACAGATAATGTAGTTCATAGCCCAGTTGCCAGTGTCAACCCAATATTTTACTGTGTCGTCAACTTTTGACAAATCTTTTGCCTCAGCAAACTGTTCTTCAATAAGTTTATCGAAGAAAGAACCTGAGCTCTCTTCTACAACTGCCTCTTCTTTCTTTTTAGCCTTAGCCATAAAACCTCACCTATCTCTTTTTGATTTTTCCTGTCTTTGAATTTCTTGTCATTACATCGCCAATTTCCATAGTTACTCCAGCTGTTGCTTTTTCGCCAGTTTGCTGAGCTGGTTTGCTAGAAGTAGATGCATTAAATTTTTTCTTTAGATCTTCTTCCTCTTTAGAAATAAACTTAGCCTCTTTTGGGATATTAACAATTGGCTGTTTTCCATGTACAAGTTCTACAATAAAATCTAAAAATGCTTTTACAAATTCTACTGCAAGAATTAAAAGAACAACAAAGCCAAAAAATGTCCAAACACTTCTAAAAATAAAATTTAGCAATTCCATTAAAAACTCCTAATGATAAGGACATTGATGTCCTTATCATTTTTTATTAAATTGAATTCAACAAGCTGTCAAGGTCGTCGCCATCATCTGCTGGCTCATCAGACTCTTCGTCTTCAGCCTCTTCTACTTCTTCGTGTTTCTTAGAAGCCTTTGGTTTAGCGTATGTTGCCTCTTCCAATTCATCTGAAGAAGATTCGATTACTTCGTCTTCATCGTCGTCTTCTTCAAGATATTCTTTAAGAACATTCTGAAGTTCTTTTACTGACTTGAACTCAACAAGCTGATTGTAGTCCATGTTTTTAAGTTCTGCCAAAAGTGCTTTCAACTTTGTTGCATCTGTAAAGATTGGTGTAGCGTTTCCAGAGAACATAGAACCGTCGTACTTTGTCTGTTTCTTCTGACCCTTCTTATTGATAGAGAAGTCTCTACCAGTCTTAAGGTCGAGTGGCTGACCAAATTCACCACTGTCAAGAGCAGACATAATCATTTCACGAATTGTCTGACCAAATTCGAAGAACTCTGGCTTGAACTCTATGTCATTACCATCCTTGTCCTTGTTTCCACGAACAATAATGCGTGATACATAACGCTCCTTAGCGCGAAGCTCTCCAGCCATCTTCCATTCGGTTGACTCTTTGTCATGATCTGCGGCGCGATAAAGTTGTTTTGATTTCTTACAGAATGGACACTCTTCAATTTCGTGAACGTTTCCATCCTTATCTGTGAGGGTTTGTGCTAAACAGAAATAAGGTATTCCGTTTACATAGTGGATTAAGTGCTTCTGGTAGAAGAAATCTTCTCCATTAGACTTAAGTTTTGGAAGGAATCTGATCTTTGTCATTCCTTCTTTTGTTGGCTTCCAATACTTGGAAACAAACTTTCCAGCTTCGTCTTCCTGCTTCATTGCAGCCAACATTGATTCTCTGTCATCTGAACCAAATTCAATTTCTGCCATTTATATCTCCTTACGACACTTAATGCTTTTTAATGCTCTATGGCTAATCGCTGTGTCGTTATATCCTAATTATAGCAAGTTTAATTTTAATGTCAATATTAACTTGTTTGTTTTTTAAAGCCACTTAACAATTGTGTCGCCTTTGTAGCCTTTCTCAAAAACATACCATGCATAACACATAGCGCTGCTTTCTTTTACTTCTTTACCATCTTTCCAACAATTTATTCTTTCAGAATGAACGAATACATATTTTGGTGGGTCTGTATCAAAAATTTTTCTTCTTGCTTTTCCTTCAAGGAACTGAATTCTACCAAGAAAAATATATAAATCTCCATCATCAGAAATTTTCAAAAAATGCTTTAAAAAATCTTCAGCAATTTTATATGGTGGATTTGTAAATATAACATTTGCATTTTCCATACTGTTTGTATCCAAAAAATTTTGAATGTTTGCACCAATTCCTCTATCAACCAAATCAGATTCTTTTACTACATTTACGTTTTCAGATTTTAAAGTATTTGAGATATGTCCCATTCCTGCTGCAGGTTCCCACACATCCCACAAAGAAGTATCATAAATTTTTCCTAATTCTTTTAAAACCATTTTTGTTGCTTTGGGATCTGTTGCGTAAAAATCATCCTTTTGTCTATCTGCAGTTGAACCATTGTTTGTTCCTAAAGTTGTTAAAACATTATGAGTTCCTTTATCCATTTATAATCACCTTTAAGATTTTTTTGAAAAAGCTTCTTCTATTCTTTGCTTTTTCTTTTTTTATTTTTTCTTTACCAACTTCTTCCATAATTCTAGGATCGATTAAAAACATTCCCTGGGTTATTTCAATAGTTCTTTCACCATTTACATTACCAGTTAATGCTCTCCACTCTGTTACATTTCCGTCGTTATCTTTTAACGTAGGAATCTGATAATCCTTTCCTTTTAAAAAACCGTGTAATACTTTTTCTAATTCTTCTGCTTGCTCTGTTGAAATTCTCACTTTTCTTTCTCCTAAAATACTAAGTCATCAGGCATTAATTCTGCCAAAACTTTTTTTGTTATATCTTCTTCTTTAAAGACTTCATCATAGCCCATAGCACTGCCATCTTCACCAGACCAAAGTTTTACCCAAATCTTTCCATTTTGAATAGTGAAGTCTACACAATCCCATCCATCTTCTCTTTCATTGGCTATATTCATTATGAAGTCTTTTAAAGTTTTATAACTATTTATCGATAACTTAAATTCACTCTTTGTCATACGTTTAATTTTACCACTTTTGTTGGTTTTGTCAATAGATTTTTTATAACTTCTTGCTCTTCTGCAGAATTAGCAGTTAAAATTTCATCCATTTCTTTTTCTGTCATTTCTCCTTCGAGAACTTTATCAATTTCATCGGAAGCTTCTCTTTTGTTTAATTCATTTTCCAAGCTCCTGTTTGCTAATTCAAGATTTTCTAATTTTGTATTTAATCTGTCAATTTCTTCTTCCTGTGCCTTGAGCGAAGTTTTAGCCTTCTCAGTTGCTTTCTGCAAAAGTTTTTTAAGATCTTCTTCTGTATATTTTTTATCAGAATCAACATCTTTTCCTTTTTCATTATACATCTTAGCAAGTTTAGCATAAGCGGAGTCAGCCCTTTCTAGTTCTGCCTTTAATCTATCGCACTCCAAATCTGCGTCGGTGAAATCATTACTGAAGTCTTCACATTTTGTTCTTAATTCAGCTATCGTTTCAGCATCTTCTAGACGTTCTTCATTTAATCTTTTCCAAGCTTCAATCCAGCCCTCTGTTTCGCAAACTTCTTGAGGATTTTCTTCTGCTTGTTCTTTCCAAAAATCACGTTCTTCTTTTAATTTCTGAATTGCTTGTTTAAAAAAATCAAGTTTTTCTAATACTTCTTTTTCTGTCATTTAAGCATCTCCTCGATTTCTCTTACAGAATCGTCTACTTTACTACTAAACTCTTTTTCTTTCTTTTCTACTTTTGGTTTTGGAGTTGCATTCTTTTTCTTTTCTAGTTTTTTATACTCCTCAAGAGTTTCTGGTATATCACTAATTATTTTATTTTCTTCTACTTTTGCATTAAATTCTTCAATAGTAAGAACACCCTTTGAAACATACTTACGATTAATTTGATACATTATACTTTCAATATCTAAATTTTTATCGAAATTATATTTCTCAAAAACTTTTCTTGTAATTATTGGTTTTGGCGTAAAAGCATAAATCAATAACTCTACCAACAAACCTGAAAATAGAATAAATGCCATAATCATAATTTCTGTTGCGCCAAAAGAAGAAACACTCTTTTTCTTTGATACATTTTCCAATGTGGTTTTAGCACTAAAAGCATTATCAATTGCTGGGCCTAACAAAACGAAAATCTTTGCAGATTCACCAACGTCTCCTGTATCATTTTCGTAAGCTGCTTTCAAATCTTTAAGTGTTGTCAAAGCCAAACTTGGATTACTCTCGTCAAACTCTACAAGTCCACCACCCATTGCATCTGGCCACTTAAATCTTCCTTCAAGGTTTCTAATTGCTGTAGTCATTGCATCTTTTGTTTGCGAATCCAAAAGCAACAAATCATCTTTTGAAGTATTTTTGTTTAAGTTTTCTATTTCGTTTTTTATTTGCTGTGCTAAGGCTGCTTCTGAAGTTATATTTCTAATTTGACTAATAGAAAGGTTTCTACCTGCAGCTTTTACTTTTGTCTGAACCAAAGAATTTTGCTTATCCCAATATGTGTCAGGAATAATTTCTTCGCCTTTCCATTCAACAATTTCATTTGAAGAAAAAGGAATACCAGTTGCTTCAAATTCTGCTCTCTCGTTACGATACTCTTCAATGATTGGCCAAATTTTTGCTGCATCTTCTTGTGCTTTAGTTGTAGAATTTGTACTAACATTTACAGAAGAATAAATAATTTCACGCTGTTTAGATTGTCCAATAGAATTAGCACTTATAAGTTCAGCAAGTGCAGTAATTTCTTCATTCGCTTTTTTAATTTCGTTTTGATTTTTTCTAATTCCATCACCAACTGAAACTACTGACAAACTCATTGCAGTTAAGAGAGATACAGATATACATAAAACATGCAACGATTTCCAAAAGCGTCTTGGCTTTTTTAATTTATCCCAACATTTTATATCAAGTGCTTTAAAATGCGAAACTAATTCATCAATCTGATCAACGCGCATTGCACACCAGGCTTTTCCAAAAATAATTACCACAGACATTAATCCCAAAACTAATCCTGCAGGAACAATTTTAAAACCAAATAAAGAATATAAAGCAACTGACAATCCCGAGAAGAAAACAATATCAATAAATCCAGATTCAGCAGTTGCAATTAAGAATGTTTTTCTTTCTCCTTTTTCTTGAATTGTGTCGTCTTGAATTGTGTCGTCTTGAATTGTGTCGTCTTTAATTACTTTCTTTTTTGAATTAATTCTTTCTTTTAAATTTGTAAAAAAATCTATAATTTTCATAGTGCTTATTATATCTCCAAAATTTATGCAGTCAACATGTTCTTACTTGTTACTTAGTATTATGAAGAGCAGCCATTTGTGTCGCGTGACAGGACAAAAATGTCTCTTCGGTATACAAAAAATATGCAGGATTTTAAGAAATCCTGCATAAATATACATTTTACTGCTTAAACATACTCATAAATTAAACCTCTGGATGTTTTTTGTCTTCCCTTACAAACAGCTACAATATTTGAAGAAATATTTTTTGTTTTTTCGGCTGCTTCTTTTATAGAATTATATATTTCTCCATTTGAACATTTTATTTTTCTTTTTTTAGAATTTAAACTCATTTTTTCTTTTGCCATCCTTGCTTTTTCTTCACCCCAAACTTCTTCAAGCGTTTTTCCACTTAGTCTTTCAGATTGTTCTTTTTTTAATTTTTTAGCCATTTCTTCGCCAAATAATTCTTCATAAGTCTTTCCTTTTCTTCTTAAAGAATTATTTAAATTTTGTTCGGCTGTTCTTTTTTTACCTTTATTACTTTCAGAAATTTTTCTTCTTGTGCTAATTGACATTTTACGTCCTTTTGAACTTTCAGAAATTTTCTTAGAAATTTCAGGTGAAACGTGATTTTCTTTTTTCCATGATTTGCTCAAATTATTTTTATGCGTTTCAGAAAATTTTTGACCTTTTTTACTTTCAGAAATTTTTCTTCTTGTTTCTTCCGACATTGGAGTTTTATTAATTACTTTAAAATGTTCTCCGCCTGTTGTTTGATTATAACCCATTTCTCTATTTGTCGAATTAAACTTTTTTATGTAATCTACTTCTTTAGCATTTAATTCTTTTTCTTGGCATTCTTCTAAAACTTCAAAAGAAAAATTTTCTAAGCCATATTTTTGAAAAGCAGATTCTAAATGCTTATTTATTCCACTTAAGTGTTTTTCTTGTTGCCATCTATTTTTGATATTAACAGATTGTCCTATATATTTTTTACCGTTGATATTATTAGTTATACAATATATTCCAATCATAAATTTAATTTATAAAATTGCTTATTTAGATTTAAGAAGCATTTTTTCTCTTAAATCTAAATAAGGTTTTAATTTCCCCTCATAATTTAACTTATCAAAAATCATTTTATAAACAAGATTAGAAATAGAATTATTAGGGTCATCGTACTTCTCAGTATCTTTAAGTTCCATAATAATTGGAATTGGATACCAACCATTTTCTTCACCTTTCTTACCAAATGCTTGGTGTCTTAAAGATTTTAGCATACAGTGTGCTACATAAATAGCATCTAAGTCTGCTTTTATCTCTGTTTCCTTTTTAGAAATTAATTCTGCTTTTTCTTCTTTTGTTATTTCTTTTTCTGTAAGTTTATTTAAGAACTCAAGTTCTGCTTTGTCTGCTTCTAATTCATTAATTCTATCATCAACACCAGCAGTAAAGAATTTAGCAATTTCTATTACATAGTCAAAAGGTATTTTTCTTTTAATATCTTTAACATCTGTTTTCTTTATCCATTGATCGTTTAGAAGATCATAAATGTCTGCAGTTGTTTTTTCTGTGTTGGTCTCATGACTTCTTAACATATAATAATTGATAGGCATTTCTGTGCCTTTTACATTTTGCCCATTAGGGAGTATTTTCCAAAGTTTGTCAATTTCGCTATCAGGTATTGTAGAAATAATAGATACGTCAATATCAGAAGTTTTTTCATATTGAAAACCAATAGAGCTTCCTTCTATCCTGACAGAAGTAATTACTTTTTCGTAATCATAACCCATTTTCTTCAACCAATTATATAAATTATCAAGAATTTGGTTTTTAACACTTGATTTAATTACTTCATAATTTGGTCCCATAAACAAATCCTTACATCTTGTAGGTTGTATAGGCGACAATGTACTTTCATTTAATGTTTCTTTTTCCATATATTTAACTTTTTTCTAAAATCTGGTATCCTTTGAAAAGCGTCTAATAAAATAAATAGTGGGAAAATTTGTATTATAATAGAAGGACACCAGCTAAAATAGGCAGCCAACCAGGCTACCCAAAAATCCGAGAAAAATAATAATAATAAATCAATTAATAGAATCATTCTTCCATTCTAAATCAAAGCCTTTTTTAACAAACCCGTTTCTTAAAAAATGCTTTTCATGCTCTTCTATACAAGGAACAATTATATTTTTAAAGTGTCTAAATCTTACAAACCGTTTTAAATAATCTAAGATTTCTTTTGTTTTTCCTTGGCGTCTAAAAACCTTATTTACTTCAAGATGCGTAAGAGCAAGTTCATTATTTGCATTTTGGAAAAATTGAACTACACCAATTACATCTATATGGTCCCCGTTTAATTGAGCCATAAAATACCAACAATCTCTGTCTGTAAAACTTTCAGTCTTTTCATAAGCCCAAGGAAATGAGCTTTTAAGAATTAAACTTCTGTTATTTAAATCGTTAAAATCAATCGGTATTGCTTTAATAGGAAAATTATTTTCAAGTAAATCTTGAATTTGTTT